ACAGCACTGTCAGTTCTTAGGGGTAGGCTATACGAACTAAAGCATGTTTGGTCTATGCCTAGTGAAGACAAGGATAACTAATGGATCAGAAATTAGTTAAGTTGCAAAAAGTTGCAACTCGATTGGCTAAAGACCTACAAGAAATGGGTGAAGAAAGTCAAGGTGGTGAAGTCATTATTTGGATGGATGATTGGAAAAACGCTTTGGATCTGATAAACCTATTGCTTGAAGACTTAGAAGTTGAAGACGAACCACATTGCAAAATGTGTGAAGGAGATAAAGGTGAGTAACAAAGTGTATTGTCCAATGTGCGATGAACTTACAACTCAATCAGCATTAGATAAATGGGAAATGTGCTACAACTGCGAAAAACAAATCTGTCCGGAATGTGCTATGCCTTTCTGCGACCACCCACAATAAGAAAGAAGAAGATGAAAACATTTACACCAAAAGACACTTACCTTTGCGATAACTGCTTTGAAATGGATGCAGATTATGGCATAGAAGGTATTGACGGCACTCCAGTTTACATTTGTAGTGCTTGCACAGAAGAAGCAACATTTTATAACATCAAATTGGAAGGACACAACTAATGCACCAATACGGAGAAATTGTTTGGAGTATGAAACTGCGTGAATTGCAGGTCAATCACTTAGACGAGAATGAACTACACTTGTTTTACAACTCTTTAGAAGAAGCAATCAACGAAGTACTAGAAAACTACGAAGTAGAACTACTGGAGGAAAAATAATGGATTACGATAGCTGGAAACTAGCAACACCTTGGGATGATGAAATAGCAATGACTGTGTCATTTGAGTGTACTCAATGCGAGACAGAGAACGATGATGTAGATGCTGTTGGCAGTAAAGGATCAGATGAAGTCATAGTTTATTGCTACGAGTGTGACGCTGAAAATAGCGTGGATGTGGGTGAATAATGAAAGCAATACTTACAGAAGAAGAAGCAACCCTGGTAATGAGTATCTTAATAGACAACTTGATCGACCTAAAGAACGGTCCTGCTGGGTTTGATGACTATGGCACTACTAAAGATCTGGAGAATGCCGTGAACAAGCTAGACAAATGGTTTACAGAACTGGGGTACGCTAGTGAATGAGCCGTGTGATGTATGCGAAGCAATGGGTGACGACATCCTAGAATACGATTTTGAGTTATTAGGAATGGCGACTACAATTTACTTATGCACTAAATGCAACGATGATAACAAGGAAGACTAAATGAAGTCAAAAGAAATACAGGAACTAATAAAGCTAGCAGAGACACAAGGTTGGCGTGTAGAGAAGTCTAATGGGGGTCATTACAAATGGATGTCTCCTACTGGAAAGATGGTCATTACATCGGCTACACCGTCAGATAAACGTGCTTTTGCTAACATTCAGAGCGATTTAAGGCGTTATGGATTAATCCTAGTTAAAAAGAACCCTAGGCGTAAAGATCGTTTACAATAGAAGAGCATCAAAAAACCACACCGTTGACAAATAAAAAGACCAAGCTACACAAAAACCTTTTTGTGCTAGGGGTCTTGGATAGGAGGTTATATGATGACCAGGAAAAGCATTACTTTAACTGGAATTGGCGTTTTACTTTTAGCAGGATGCTCTGCTTCTGTTTCAATAGCAGATTCATCAAACACTGTGGAAGTGGCTAAAAAACCCGTTGTACAAGCAACAAGCTCCTTTAACACTAGCGGGTTAGTAAAGCAAGCCAAGATAAGCCGTAACACTGTAAAAATGAACAAAGTAGTAAAGTATCTAAAGACTAGAGTTCAAAAAACATCTTATGTCTTTTCAGGATCTTCTCCTTATGGATGGGATTGCTCAGGAATGGTTCGTTGGGCGTATGCTCGATTTGGATTAGACATTCCGCACTCAGCAAATAAACAGGGTCATATTGGCACTAGGGTATCTAACCCTAAACTTGGAGATATAGTTGTGTTTGCTTACAAAAACAGCACCAATTTTTATCACTCCGCTATTTACATTGGAAATAACAAAATTGTTCACGCTAATCAAGCACGTAAAACAACCGTTATCGAACCACTGTCTAATTACAAGAACAGTCAGATCAGGTTTGTACGTTTAGTTCAAACTGATTAGTATCGAGCATAAGAGAAAGCCCCTGGCAAAGACCAGGGGCTTTTTCTATTTTAACTACTTAGTAGTCTTCTTTGTTGGAGCAGGTGCAGGTGCAGGAGCAGTCAACTTTTTGATTGTAGCCTGCGTTGCCTTTAGATCCTTTTGCAGTTGAGCAATCTGATCCTTGTGAGTGTCGATGTAAGCCCAAATAAGTTCAATTTGGTTTATTAGCTTTTTTAGTTTTCCGAACATATATTCTCCTTATTTTATTGGTTATCCTTGATGAGTTTTACCTCACAAGCGTCTGTGGTGCAGTAAGCCTCACCAATAGCATCTGAAGCCATACCAGCGTATACTCCAGAAAAATCAATTGGGAAAAGTTGCAACGCATAGCTGTTGTACTCTTCCTCTGTAATTTGGGTGTAAGGCATTTGAGGGTAAGTCATATTGCCTGAAGGTAAGAATGATACAGTCTTCAACTGACCATCGTACATATGAAGTACAGACTCCACGTGCTTAGCTTCTGTCTCAGGGTCGAACGAGATAGTCACAGATACAGAGTTATCTGACCAGTAACGCTGAGCAGTTGCAGCAAGTGCCATCTTTTCAAAGATAGTTACGTCACGCTCTGCACGTTCTGCATCTGACTTAATTGGGAAGTACACAACAGTTGTGTGGTCTGGGTTAGACATATCTGGCTCAACTTTGTAATTAGCCATCTTGAACAACGCCAACATAGGATCATCGTTTCCAAAACGAATTGCACGATTAAAGAACTTACCACCTGGAGTCCAGTGGACACCTGGAGACTCGCCAGCTAGAATAGAGACAGTACCAGATGGTTTCACAGTTGTGGTCTTGATTGACTCACGAATACCTAGCCACTCAGAGTAAGTAGTATCATATTTCTTTACTACCTCGTAACCTTCATCCATCCAAGTACGTAGCTCTGGCAACCCTTTACGATCAGCAAAGTTTGCTACACCTGACATAGATGTTCCAATACGCCTATTACGTTGCATAATAGCATTGGTTTCTTCCCAATGGGTAGGCAACAATGTAACAGTCTTAGCGTAAAGATAGGCAAACTTAAGAGTGCGCTTGTAGTCTTCTAGACTATCGTGACGGTTTAGGTATGTTTCAACAAGAGTACACATTTCGTAGCTCTCCAAAGACTGCTCTGCACAAGGGTTATATCCCATAATACGGTGGTCTTTGTTGTTAATTGGATCGCCTAGACGACCATACGCTTTTGACACATCTTCCCAGATAACGCCTGGCTCACCATTTAGAATGATCCCATCGACAATCTTAGAAAAGTCTGTGCCGACATTGACCATCACAGAGTTGTTTGACATCCATCCCCAACCTGGGTTCTCAGAATCATAGGAGTTACGTTCAGGGAACTTTTCGGCGTTCTTTAGGTTTAGGAAGTTCTCGTCATCAATACGACCGATAAGTAGCTCAGCTGAACGACGAACATTTCCGGAAACTACGCACTTACCAATTAGATTACCAATATCTGCAATATCAACAGTGGTTACAAGGCTACCGGCACGACCATCAAAAATTCCACGAATCTTGTTGTGGAGTTCAATCAATGGATCTGGACCAGAGGCAGTTCCACCAAATGTTGCAATAGGTGCGCCATAAGGACGGATCTCGCTGTAATCAAACTCTAGGCTTGGCTGTTCTGGCTTTAGGTATGAGTTGATTAGGGCAACAGTTGCTTCCTGCCAACCTTCACGAGTGTCTGGAATAACGTAGGTTTGAACAGGACCCGGAATGTAGATTTCAAATCCTTTATCAGCACCCTTATCATCAAATCCAACACCCACACCCAGCATTGACGCTTCCATAAGGAATGCAAACGGCTTACCTGGGTTTGACTTGGTCATTTCCAAGGTAGACACGAACGCACAGTTTTGAAGTGCAGCCGAGTTACGTTGATCATTTACTAATGGAGTTCCCATAACCCACAGTCCACGACCAGGAGGAGTCCACTTTAGGTTAAACAAACGATCGAACGCTTCTTTGGCACTAGCAGCGGCTTTTGCATCGCTCCATGGCAAACGGTTCTGTTTTGCATGGTCTTTTTGCAATGAGTACATGCCGTTGATAACACGCTCACATACCTCTGCCCAAGTTTCCTTAGTTCCATCTTCTTTCTTACGAGAGTAGGTACGTAAGAATGTGATTTCACCTACAGAGTTACCAGCTACGTCTGAATAGCCAAAAGGGGCTTTCTTGGTTTTGTAACCGGAGACAAACTCTTCGGATAGTTTAAAGGAAAAAATGGTCATAGTGACTCTCAATCGTTAATAAGGGGGGTATTTGCTGTTTAGGAAGAATACTAGTGTACACGATGAAGGGTGCTTTGTCTAATCGCACATAAAACTATTTTTTTGTATGTATTAACTCAAAAATAGTGTGGACCATGTTTCAAGGTCTGTAATACACTGTTATCAGATAACAACTATTCTATTGAATCACGTATAATCTTGTTGGTTTGATCTGCATTTATGGTGTTAGGCATCTCCCTAAGTGCTTGTGCACGGTCACCAAATATGGCAGATAAAACACCACCACTAGAGGAGCGCTCAGCAGTAATCCTGACGAACTCTTTGTTCTCATCAAGTTCCTTCATTGACTTAACTAGCTTCATCAAACGGTCCACTTCTTGTGACACATTTGGATCTGCATAACCACCATTCAATTCCTCTGCAAACCGCATAAATGCTACCCTCTGACCCTGCATCTCTATGATTGCAGTTAGCAGAGATTTGAGTTGATCTTTAGTTTTTACCTCTACTGGTAGGTTGAATGCGCAGGTGTTATCTTCCTTAAATGCAGGGCAATTTGCAGCAACAAAACAGGTGTTGCACTGCCTTAAACTGGTGCTGTTTGACTTAACAACTGGTACATCTTTTAGTATGTCAATACCGTTTTCTGTTTCTATTACAGTCTTGTATTCATACCCAAAAACAGGCATAGAACTGACCTCAGAAGGGTCTCTTTGTACCACCTCAGTGCGTTCTTTTTTGAGATCTATTTCATCACTGTTATTAGAACCATACCCCCCCATTTGCATCAAACCGGTGTATAGGGTATCGTCACTGTTATCAGATAGTAGTGGGTTTTTCTTACCACCTTGGATAACTTTTAGCTCTGGTTTGTCTTTGTCCATTGTTTTCTCTAACTGTAAATAAGACCAAATTGCGACTTTGGTGGCTTCTAATGTGTCATCTTCTACAAACTTTTTAAAATCTAATCCGGCTTTTTCTACTATATTCTTGTATCTGGTTCTAGCTTGAGCCTTCATTTTTTTAGGGTATCTAACTAGTTTACTATTATCCCATACAATTGTCTCTCCTCTTCTCATTGGAGTTAGCCAGGATAGTGTGCTGGCACTAGAAAAGGGTATTTGACGTAAATTGTCTGGTTTGACCGTAGCAAGGGCGTGGAAAGATACCTGGTAGTTTTGCTGTAGTCTTCTTGTAATGGCTGCTAGCGACGTTACAGCCTCGATTTCGGTACCTGGAATGGCTATGTTAGAGTACTCTTTTGCCCACTCTTCTAAAACGATCGTCTTATAGCTTTCGTGCCATACAACCCACAATTTAGGGTCACCTTGATACACTGCTCTATTTTGGTTAATTGCTGGTAGTCCTAGTACCTGGCTATCAAACTCTGTAAACCCTTCAATACGGGCATAATTGTTAGCAATAAACTCTTCGTAATCAGCAGCGTACTCTTCTAGCTCTTTCCTAGAAAGGTTCGCTTTGTCTGCTTGGGTTGCACCGGAATCTACCCATACCTTCATTTCTGGTAAAAAGTGTTCGCCTATGAGGTATATCTTGGTTTTAGGTAGCCCACGTTTACGGAGACCCCAATAATTCAGCATTACGTTCGTTACTCCAGAACGCTCCAATAGTGTACGATTTGAGGGTATCTCTACCCCACCAAAAATAATCATTATTTGCCCAGTAAGTACTCTATTAGTGGTGGGTTATCTTTTAGAACCATCAATAAGGTTTCTTCATACATACCAATAAAGTAGTGCTCGGTATCCTCAAAATTTAGCTTTGATGGCATCTTACTTCCAGTAAAAAAAGTAAAACGAATGGCGTGAAGGATTTCATGCATCAAAACTTGGCGTTTACGGCTATCGGATGCGTCTTTGTCGATCACTATCATATTGCGACGCTCTAGTGTGTAGCCGTAGTTGTCTTCATACAACATACCGTCTTCTTTGGAAGTGTGCTCTACAACGGTCCAGTCTTGGGTACCAATTTTAATCGTTACAGGTAATTTATTCAAAATTTAGTCCTTCGGTTCGTTGTAATCGTGCATCTTGTGTTTTTAGTATGTTTTGTTTTTCTACTGCCTCTTGTACTTGATCCCATGAGCGTATCTTTTTTGGTGCATCTGGTCTAAACTCTACACGTAGGTATTCTGGAACACCAAACATAATACTCGGGATGCCCTGCTCAAATGCGTACACCCATAACTTAGGATTGCTAGTTATGAACAAGTCTATATTACCACGAGATCGGGCTACTTGTATCTGACGCTCTTGTAAATTTTCTGTTTCGAGGTGTACTGAGCTGTCGATTAGTAAATCATAATCTACAATTTTATTGACATCCAGCCATCTTTCAGCTTCAGCTTTAGACATTTCTGTCATTAGAACGATCTGATTATAGGCTGTGAGTGGTCCATAGGTAAGAAACCCAGTGGCTATTACACCGTCTTTTCTACCTTTTAGTACTCCGTCTATTTCTACTAATATTCTCATTTTTCAATCTATGGTCTTGGTGGTTTGTGGTCGTCTGGAAAGTTGTCTTCTGCGTCTTTTTCAAAATCATTAGCATGACCTAAAAAGGTCGACATTGAAATACCTTTGTAGTAAGGTTGTTCATCGTGGTTTTTAGAGTAATCTTCCATGTTTGTTACATCTTCAGTGTTACCTGGTCTAGATTGGTGCTCAATGTATGGACCACCTGCCCAGATGTGTGTCCATCCTCGTGGAGATGTCATCTTTACGTGATACCCATACGTGTCATCATAGTGGATCATACTAGCTGGAAAATCATGCATTCTAGAAATAGCGGTTGTTTCACTAGAGATTTCATTTTCTGTGTCTGATTCGTCTCCAAACAAATGACCGTACTTAGAACGTACTTCCATCTCTTTTGACTCTTCTGGGGTAAAGTTATTCCCCATAATTTCCTCAAACTGCTTACCTACGTTTGGGTTTTCTTCTGGTTTATCATTCATAATCGTCTCCTAAACAATCACATTTACAATAGTCTTCTATACACATTCCTGCTAATAACTCGTGACCACATTTGTGGCATGAATCTTGTAATGACATTAATTGCTCCTGTAGACTGCGGCTCTGCGGATTAGAGTGGCTGCATCTGGCAGCTCAATACCGTAGTTGTTGGTTGTCATTCCTGATAGGTATTTACTAATACCCTGTAGCTTTTGAACTGTGCCTTCACGCTTACCTGCTTGCCAACGGTAGTTATTAAAATCTGAGTACCCCTGACCACCAGAACTAAACGCTTGACTGCGGTTAGAATGTAGCTCATTAAACAACGCTAGTCCTTGTTGTCCAGCACTTATTGCTTTTAACTCGGCGTTTCTTTTTATTCCTGGGTTTGGTGACATTTGAATTTCATTAACAGCAGCTGTAATTCTTGAGTGGATCTGGTGTGCTTTGTTAGAATCTTCTTGGACTACTTTTTCCCACTCTGGGTTATACGGTGGCTGTGCCTGTGGATCTGGAGTAACTGTCCATTCGTCATACTTTAGATCATACGCTGCATATGGACGGATATTTCTTATATCTGTACCTGTAGGGTTTACATAAAAAGTTAGTTCGTAACCATTCCAGTTACTTGTCTGTGGACCTAGTTCTAACTTAAATCCTTCATTGATCTCAGAACTAATCTCTTTATCTGACAATCCTTGGTACGATGGGTTGGCACGTCTAAACTGTGGGAAATCTACGCCAACTAAACAATCTAGGTCACCTGGGGTTCTAGCTGACTGCCACTGGTGCGAAACACCTGATCCTGCTAACCATGCGTGCGACCAGATCTCAGGGTGGTTGTACTTTGTATTCAAGTACTTTTGTAAAATGGCTGTAATTTCTGATCTAACGCCAGAATGCAAAGTCCTACCCTGAAATAGTTTAGGGTCCAGGGTAGGACTGGGCACGCTGAAATACGAAGTAGGTCTGGCGTTAATAGTCATAAGACTATTCTACGCTGTCTCCTCTGCAGAATCGGTCTTAATTCCGCGTTCTTTTAGCTTTTCTTTTACCTTGTCGGGTACGGTCTGCTCTACCTGTGGGGCGAGGGCAGCCAAAACTGAGTTTGTAACACGGTCTGCTACCATCTGGGCTTCTACATTCTGTACAATTTGCTTCACAATAGTGTAGATCTCAGAAATAGTGATCTCGTGGCTTTTTTCTAGGTTTTCTGGTACTTCTGAGTGCATCTCAAATGTGCCGTCTGAATTGATTGTTACTACGAAATAGGTATCCATTTATTTCTCCTTGTTTACTAAACGACGCTTAATTGCATCGAATACTTGTGGTTTTGTTTTTGATTTTTTACCGTTAGGACGGCTGTCGTTACGTGCACCTTTTGGTTTTGCCATTATTTATCGTACATTCCTTGCTTTTTACGGTTTTGAGTCGTAACTACTGAGTGAATAGGACAGAAATTACAGATATAAATTTTTGGACCTGGGGCGTCTTTAGGGCTAGGTAATCCTAGTTCTTTACGCTCTACTGCTGTCTTAGGTAGGATGCGTTTTTCAGGTGATCCGTACTCATTACACCCATCGGTTGGTTTTAGCTTGGACCTCCAACAGGTCATTGCATCTTCTGAGAACTGCATTTTGCTCTCATAAAAAGATTTGTCTGGGTCTAGTGCGTCTAGACCTAATGATCCACCGCCACCTAATTGGTCTAGTACAGCTTTGCGCTTTTCACGGTCTGCCCAGTATGACATTGGGATCTTAAACAGCTTGCCTTTGTGTGGCTCGCCTGAAGGAAACTTGTGTTTTTCAATTATGACTTCTAGTAGGAAGTCTTCTTCTACTGCACCATCCCAGTCTGGTAGTTCTTCCCAGCTGTTACATACCATACAACGGAGTAGGCGAATAAGTGGACCTTTGTGCTGTAAATCGCGAGATCCAATGAGTGGTGATTCTGCCATGTATTATTCCTTATTAGTGGTTTAGAAAAACTTTTTTCTGTTCATCTCTTCTAGTCTAGCATCTGGTTTAGATTTGTCAACTTTAGGATTTGCAGCAAGGTGTGCTTGTCTTTGTGCTGGTGTCATTCCTGACATTTTTGTAGCTTCTGCTTTTATCGCTGGCGATGTTGTTGAGGGTGCTGGGGTATCGTGGTCAAACAAGTTCTGTGATGGTAAGTTTATCTTTTTACCTTGTCCACTACCTGCTTTATTACGGTGATTGAATAGAGGCATTACTGTGAACTTTCATTAGCTTTGCGCCTTACTTCCATGCGTTGAGCAAACTCTTTTTCAGCTTCCCTCATCCTGGACTCGTGTCTACTTTCAATGTGTGCTTGATCAAGAGCGGAAAGTGGACGATCAAAATTAAAAATGTTAGGATTAGCCTCAACTACTGGACCTTCTGCGGTGCCAGCTTTGTTACGGCGTTTAAATAGTGGCATTATTAGTATCCTTTACGAGCAGCTTTACTTGCTGCTAGCTTAGTTCCTTTTTTAGTGTTCTTAACCACAGTGCGGTCAGATGTTTTACGAGACATGTTAGAAGAAAACATTTTTCCTCCTTCGTCACCACCAGACTTCATGCCCTTTGCTGTAACTCCAGAAGCAACTGCTAGACCCTTACCTCCAGGATATTTAGCTGTTTTTGTTCTTGGGTTAACGGATGTTGTTCCTCCACCCATCTTAGCTGGCAACTTAACTGTTTTTCTTGTTGGCGTGCTGTTTGGGTTGTTTAATGCTTTCTTCATTGCCATGATTGGTTCTACTTTCCTGGGTTTATTTTCTTTTTTTATCTAACCGTTTACTTGCATCAGCAATAAACTCTCTAAAACCAGAGCTATCTTCAACATGAGGTCCTTCGCTTAGGTTTTGTTTTTTAGCGACTAGTTTTGCTTTTGACGCTTTCATGGTTTTGTTTTTAACGACATTCCCAAAAACAGCTGACATTACCGGTGCTTTTACTTTTTGTACAACTTTTTCATCGGGATGAACTCTTCGATCATTCCATTCAATCATAGTTACTTTCCTGGGTTTACTTTTTCAGAGTCTGGATACTCAGTTGTTGCAAACCCGTACCCATAGAATGGGTGGAGTGTTTGTCTATTATCTAGAGTTTTTTCATTACCTAGTGTATCAGATACTTCGGTGTTTGGACGAATTTTACGGTACTTACCGTCTGTTGAGCCTTCATTTAGGCTTGTGTTCATTGAACGACTGCTGTTAACTGCCATGATTAGTCTGCTTTCTTTGTGAAATAGTGTACCTCGTCTATAGCGTGGTCACTGAAACGTTGTGGTGTAAGTCCTCCATGTAAAAGTACTCCGTCTTTAGTAGGAGTTACACGGGTTCCTTCGTATCTAACACCTTTTTCTTGACCCTCATTTGGTTTAGTCCAAATTACTGCTCTAGTGTCAGGATGGTTGTGCATCCACGTACCTTGTAGGTATAGCGCACGATCACTTCCTGCCATTTTACGAGCTGGGTGGTTGCCACGATCTGGTACTGAATTTGGCATGAGTGTCTCCTTAAACCATTCTATTCTTAATTCTAGCCTGCATTCTACGCTCTTTGCAGGGTGAACACAGCCCATTATTGTACATATATTCTACTGGGTTTACTAGTACACCACACTGTGGGCAAGGAGCTGATCCTTTATAAACCATTGCATTTCTGGCAATTTGACCTGCCTGTAATTCTAGCGTGTATGCGCCATCGCCATCATCCATGAGCTATTTCCATTCTCTTCCACAGCCAGATTCTCTTTTTTCAGGAGAATGAGTGTACCAGCAACTATCGCAACAAGGGCAGGAAGTTGACCCCTCTAAACGAGTAAATGTTTTTTTGGAACAGTTAGGACAGGTATACTCTTCGCCAAACTCATCATGCATTTGAGAAGGGCTAAAACCACTTCGTTTCATGTAGTCTTTAGCAATCTTAGTGTAGTTTTTTGACTCAGATATGCTTATCTTTGCTTTTCTGTTAGGGTAGTTTGCCCTGTTAGGTACTGGCTCTGCCATTAGTTACTCTCCGTTGCGTTTCTGCTGCTACCTGTGTAACCAGCTGGAGTTCCTGAGAACCACGAAATACGAGGTTCCATGTAAACACGGTCTACGGATACAACGTCTTCAATCGTAGGTTGCTTACGATCTCCATACCCATATCGATCTGGAAAAAGTTGAATTTGTGGCATTGGTGGTCGTACCATGTCTTGGATCTGTACTCCAGGAATAGTGGCTACCATAAGTGCTTGTTGAGTTAGGCGTTCCATATTTGACGCCCAAGGTCCGAGGTACCCCCACTTAGGTCCTACGTATTTAGGAGTATTAGTAACCCATGGCTTAGTGTAGTCGTAACGACCATCTACCTCATTGGTACCGTATCCAAACCCTTTATCAGCTATTTTTGATGGCATTTTACGCCCAAACTGGTTTTAAGTAGGTCAACGCTTGTGCACGCTGTACGTTTAGTACGCCTGGTTGATCTGAACGCATGTTTGACTTACCATCATTAACTAGGTGTGGAGCTGGGGTTAGTCTAATGTCTGGGGCACCTTTAGGGGTCATGTACATCATGGCACCATTGTTGTTTACATACTTGGCACGACTTTGGCGTTTGATACCCATTTGATCGTTAAACTCTCTGTCCCAGAAGTACGCTGATGCTTCAACACGCTCACCTCTGTGAACACCACGCTGATATGCTTTTTGACCAATACGGTTCTTAATAGAATCTAGTAAACGGTCATCACGTCTTGAGCGGATTGTGCCTAGATAACCATCAGGATATTCTGCTGAAGGAACACGCCCTGTACCGATACGAATAGCGTCAAGTTCACCACGTGCAACAGGAAGACCCTGACCACCTTGGTTGTTATAGCCAATAAACCCGTTGCCACCTAGTGACTGCCAGTTTTGCTGTGGGCTAAAGTTATTTAATGCACCAGCCATTACATTCCCCCTGATCGTCCTGGTTGTGGAAGTTGAGCTGTGTTTTCATCTTCACCTGGAAATGATACTGTTGAAGCTTTTGTAATCTTGCTATAAGCAGCAGGTGATTTGCCAAATAAAGATTTAGATAACCAGCTTAATCTTCCTGCACTACCCATAGTTTTGTTGCTGTGCACGTTTGCTTCAGCAAAGTTATCGGATACGTCAACATTCGGCATACCCTCGGCTGCCGGTGGTGGAGTAATCTTTTTTAGTTGAGGCAGCATTGCTGCTCCTTAGTATTGAGAGGCTTGCATTCCCATGCCAAAGTCAGGTGTTTGACGACCTGCAACTGATGGCACGAGTCTTGCATTACGCATTGTTAACCCAGCTGCTGGGTCAATAACTGCGTAGGTTGCCTTTGGAACATAAGCTGCACCTAGGCGTTCTCCACCAGTGTTTAGAACCGGTGTACGACGACCGCTCTTACTACCAGGGTTAACAGGATCGCCAGCCTGAGTGCTCTTTTTAGGAACTAGGGTTCCTTGCATTTGAGACTGGTTTAGCTCATCAGTTTGCCCGTAAACAGAAAGATCTGGTGATCCTACTCCCATTGGAATTCTTGAACTTCCAGCAGCACTGTGGTCTTCGTAGTGCTCATCTGATGTCTTGTGCATTCTTGTCATGTTCTTACCTGTAGTCTCTAGATAGTTTGATGGGGCACCTGTGCGACGACGCATAGCGTGACCTTGGACACTTGCTCTTGGCATTTTGTCTCCTTAACTTGCCGTTACCGCAAAAGTCATTGCGGAAATTTCGCCATCTCTTGATTCAATAGTAGTAAATCCTGGCTTGCATGTCAGGTCAAACCCACGTGGAGCTACATAACCTCTGGCAATTGCTATTGCTTTAACTGCCTGGTTTACTGCACCTGCGCCTACGGCTCGTAGTTTTACTTGTCTATTTTCATAAATAGCGTGTGCGATTGCTGATGCTACGGATTGTGGGTTGGAGCCATTAGAAACTCTTAAAAATGGCTCTTCTGTCGAGGGAACGACGACTTCTTCATTCATTGTGATCCTTAGTTTTCGGAATAGTGAGCCGTCCTCCTATCAATGATGGCACAAAAACTACAAAGAATCTCTGTATTTAGGGTCTTTTATTTGCTCAATTATTTGAGCTTCGACTTCATTAATTTGGAGTTTAGCTGCCATTCTTGCAAGACCATAGCTGTCAGCAGCGTTGTCGTCGTTAAACTCTACCCCATACCTCTTATACATTTGCATTAGCATTTCTTGTTTTTTAGCGTTACCTTTGCCAGCTGCATACTTTTTGAGGGTCATTGGGGGAATTTGTAATGGGACTCTTAGATGATCTTGATGGTCCCAATCTTCAAAAAATGACCAGAAAACAATCTTAACCACTGCTGCTAGTTCCCCTAAAACCAGGGCTGAGTGGCTAGCTAGAACTGTGCCTTCCATGGCAACATCAGTTACATATCGATCTTCTACTAGCTCTAGTTTTTTAACTAACCATCGGGAAATATCTACTAGACGTTTTACACCTCTGTATGGGGATTTATACACCCAAGTTATGTAATTTTTAGGATCTTCTACATCTAGGATAGTTAAGGCAAATCCGGTCAATGACTGGTCTATCCCTATAGACACAGTCATCGAACCATTGATTTCAGTACCAAATACTTTTTCACTCATCTTTATCTTCCATTTTGTCAATCCAGGATATGAAGGCAATAGCCCCCTTCATGAAGATATACCCAATAAACAATCCAAACAAAATCCACAGTATTTGATCCATTATTTTCCTTCACATGCCATTATTGCATTGTGTTCTGTTGTATATTGAGACCAGCAATTTACTGGTGAATTTGAGGAGCTAAGGTAAAGCGCAGCACTTCCAATAACAATTAGAAAAATAGAAACTAGCAACAGTTTAAGTTCTTTATTCATTAGAGTCTTTCATTACCGATTGTTTAATATTTAGTCTTTCTTATCCCATTCATCATCTAGAACGAGCATTGCAATAATCGCATAGTTAGCCATGTCTAGGAATGAGTCTTTAAGGCTCTCATGCTCTGGTGTAGCACCTGAGTCTATAAGATTATTGATGCGGGCAAACTTATCCCACATACGTACACGCAAGCCATTAAGTGGTCCACCTGGACTTAGGCTGATGTTAGTTGGTCCGTAGTCTTTGTGCTTGCTAAGTAACACTGACTTAGCGTGCTGGAATTTTTGCTGTACTGCTTCTTCAAATGCCCCGTTAGGATTGCTATTGCGAATCATAGACTTTACTGGATCGGGTAGTGTTTCAAACTCGCCGACCTTTGCATGGTTATCAAGATACTCATTAGCACGGTCAGTAATCTCTTGTTCAGTGTGTAGATCTGTGTAGATGTCTTTCATGCGTCCCATTATATGTTCCTCCTAAAATCGTTTGAACGACGTGTAATCTCACGACTAACCAGGGATAGGTCACGCTCGTGGTTTGTTAGTAACATTTCAACTAGCTTACGATAAGCATACTTCTCTTCGTAGGTGTTGTCAAGTGCCACAATATCTGGGTGTGTTGCGATCTCTGCTTTAATTATAGTGACGGTCTCACCTTTAGCCTGTGAACCCATACGCTTTACAAGCATGATGTTTTCTTTGTAGTCTTTGGCTTTTAGAGCAGCACGTTCTTCTAGTATGGCAAGAGCGTTTTGTGATGCTATATAATCTGTCCAAGAAGTTAGCTGGGTAAAGAGTTTACCTAGTTCTTCTGATCCTATTTCGGTAATGTCATCTGGAAGGTGTACCTGATCAATTGCAGGTTTATTAAATGTAAGATTCCAGTCTTTGAACTTATCTAGTGCACTCATTAGTCCTCCTTATAAGGGTCACATTGCTTGCAGGTACCACCAGGGTTATTGTTACAATCTGGAACAATCCCAGCTTCAACAGCCTTAACTACCTTTTCAGCACCTTCAAATACATGCTCTACAATTTCATAGTCAGCCTTTACCTTGAACTCTTTGTATGACTGATCGGCTTTTAATTCGTATAGAAATACAATTTCGTTTACTTCATGACCCATGCGCTTCATTAGTTCTAGGTAAACCTGACCTTGAAGGATGTGGCTAGGGAATGGACGACGAATAGCATTCCATGCTTTCATGAAATCACCGTCAGCCTCTGCCATTAGCTGTGGGGCTTCTGAACGAATAGTTCCAGGACCTACAGACTTAATTTCAATTAGAGTGTCTTCTCCAATACCTTTAACCCAGCCGTCAGTATGACCTGCAATACGTAGATTATCGTCACGAAGAGTTACTTCTGCATAAACTAACTTTGATTCGGGTGCAAAACAGTGCTCACATTGTTCTGGAGAAGTTCCCCAGGTGATCTTATCACAGACATCACATTTGAACTTGCCATGAAGTACGCCCATTTCTTGGAACCACTTCTGCCACTTAGCGTGGATAGCATGACCTTCGTCAAAGATAGACTGCAAACGTAAGTTAGGCTTTTCACCTACTTTAGTGTGCCCATTTAGTAGGAAGTAAGAAGCACGCTTACACCAGTCACGTTTAATCATTTCTGATGGATGTAGAACAATTGTGCTACGATCGCCCACGGGACGAGCCATAAGATGGCGTTCAATATCCCCAATTAACCTGGTAGGAGCTTTCTTTGCATCTAGAAACTTCTGTAGTTCTGATTTACTTACTGCCATTTGTGTAGTCCTTCTTATCTATTTGGAATATGTATTCCTTTAAGGTCATCTGATCCTTAAACTTTCTTTGCCATTTTCTAACTAAAGCATTGCGTTCACGGTGGCTCATACCCCCCCAAATACCGTGCTGTTCATCTGATTCTACTGCAAACCACAGACATTCTTTACGAACTGGGCAAGGACTGGTATTGTTTGGTCCTAAGCACATCGCTTTTGCTTGTGTAGCAAGGGTTGCGTATTTAGTTTTGTCTCTTGGAGGAAAAAAGATTTCTGTTGTAGGGTCTTTATCTTTACACCTTGCTTTATCCATCCAGTCTAAACGATCTGAAAGGGACCCATAGTCTTCCATTACTTACTGTTCCATAACTCTAAAAAGTCTGTTTCTAAAAGAATTACGTAGTCTTGTCCGTCTAAGTGGATTCCAAATACTGGTAAGCGTCCATCCATTATAGCTTCATTAACAATTTTTTTCAACTCCGCTGATGAAAGTGTCTTAGACTTTTTACCTGTCCACTTGTGTTCAATTAGTAAACTGTCGCTACGAACATCGCCTTTACGTGACCAAAATGCTCCTGAAGCAGCTGTGGTAGATCCTCCGATTGCTTTAGCAAGTCTTTTTTCATGCTTTTGAGATTGCTTTTGACCTTCACTCTTCATCTTCTGGAACTATTACCTTTCCTTTTTTATATCCGTCAATTATACGTGGAACTAAAAACCATAGCTGTTCACGTACATAACAGGTTTCACACCCACAAAAAGGTTGACCGGATAAAGTTTCAAACTCATTCTTAACTTCTAGGTCTGTGCCTACATAATAGTCAGCGTCAATTAAAGATTCGCAATTTGATATGTATTCAGTAAACTCGTTTTCTAGTTCTTGTGACCAGGTAAAGTCTACGATACTAAAGTCATCATTCTCCAAGTGCCCACTCCTCTGATTCTAGTATCCTTACAATGGCTTTTAAATCTTCAGCAGGATCATCAAACTTTTCTAGGTCCATTACAATTGAATTAATAAAAGCAATAACCCTGTTGCGTTCTTGAGTTTCAACTGCCAAACTGTAGTCATCTAAGATGCTAAGGGAAGACCAAATAGAACTACTCATTCTCTTCTCCTGTAAATGAGGTAGTTGCAGACAACACTTTAGAACGCAGCTCTTCATAGAGGGCTACTTCTTCACGGATAGAATTTGCAAAAGCTTCTTGACCTTGCCATTTGCGTTCACCCAAGTAAATCCATCCACCACGACGATCAACAATTTCCATAACAATTGACATAGCAGCAACTTCTTTAGCGGTGTCATAGTCACCGGCTTGATAGATAGAGTGTGGTGCAAAGTAATAGTCAATGTACGCAATACGCTGTGGTGGAGCAGTTTTATTCTTTATAACACGGATCTTAATGCGCTGTCCTACACGTACTTTATTTGTACCGGTTCCTGATTCAATCCACTCATCACGACGAACTTCAGCACGAGTAAAGAAAGCGTAATTCTTACCCTCACCTCCAGGGGTTGTACGAGGGTCTCCGTGCATTACACCGATCTTCATACGATACTGGTTAATAATTAACCCTAGAATTGGGCGTTCATCTTCCACCAAGCTACGTTTCATTGCCTGACCTACTACACGAAAGAACTTGTTGGTTAAAAGGGCGCCCTTACCAACCGTTAGCTCATCCATGTTTTTTTCTAGTTCAGGCATGGGGCTAAGTGCTGGAAGGGAATCTATTACAATAGCGTCTACGCCTTTGGTCTCTGCAAACTCAATTACTGCCTGGTAAGCTTCTTCCATAACATTTGTTTCGATAACAATTACACGGCTAGAATCAACGCCACACATTTGAGCGTATTCAGGTACCCACTGTTCTGCAGCTACCCACACAGTTAAATGATCGGGATTTAATGCTTGATTGGCGGCAATGGTTTTGAGAGCGATTGCTGTTTTACCGTGCGACGGTTCGCCGATGAGTTCGTTCCATTGATTAGCAGGAAACCCACCACCCAAAACGTAGTCAAAAGTAGTTGAGCCAGTAGTAATACGTTGAATGAGGTCATTCTTTATGCTGTCTCCTACTACAATTGTATTTTCTCCGTATTTTTTATTTAGTGAGTTTATAATCTTTAATACATCAGCGTTGATCACGAATAGACTCCAATACTTCATAGAAAGAAACAAAAGTAAAGTCATCTTTCCACCAACCTAATGATCCGTCAGAGGTTTCGATAACATTTTGTTCCAGTAGTGCTTGACCTAGTTTAGCACGTATCTCTAGAAACACCAAATCGCGTACTTGTTCAGAGTTCATGATTAACCTAACTTCTGTCCGTTGGCTCCGTAGCCATCTGGGACTGGGCTAAATCCGCTAGTGCTACTATTTCCTGTTGCTTGTTGTACCGAGCCTTCAACACGAGCACCCGCAAGCGACCCATAACGCCCACCGGACTGCTGTACGGGATACCCGCAATCATAACACCGTGGCGCGATTTGCGCCGTAGGAGCCATAAAGTTGCCCGACCCGCAGTCAGGACACGAAGCAGTGCTTTGAGAGGACGGAGCAAGCCTTGCAAGGTCATTTTGCGGCTGTTGAAAGGAAGGCATCGGAGCCATAGGTTGTTGACTAGGTGGCATCTGCGGTGTAGGATCTGGACGACCCTGTGGTAGCTGTGGGTTGTTACCTAGTTTTTTTGCCCACCAATCTGCGTTATTCATTAGTTTTCCAATCCAGTCAAGTAAACGACCTTTTCGCCATTAGTGTCAAAAGCAACAAGTTTGTCTGTTGCTCCGCAACGCCTAATAACATCAAGATCAAGTAATAAATTGATAATCCGGGTACGCTCTGCGATAGCTCCTGTATCAAAAGCAATATCTGTCATAGAGGCGGGTTGACTTGTGTTCATTTTTTTATCCTTTTTGGGATTGTTAGTAGTCCCATGTCTATTAGTTGTGAGGTTGAACCGATTAGTGCTGATAGTGAAACCTGTTCTAGCAGTTTACGTCCAAAGACCCACATTTCTTTTGGAAGACCGTCTAGATCTTCTATATTTGATTTTTGATATTCAATCGATGCTTCAGCTAAAGTGTGAGCGTGTGCATAAAGAATAGGTATTAAGTATTCTATGCGTTCTACACGATCATCACTAACTTGTTCTTCTTTTTCTGCAATCTCATCACTAATTGCTGGAAGACCTAGGATATAGGCAATCTCATGGCTATTCTGTATCTGAGAGTCCATAATAAATCCACGAATCCTATTATTTATTTCTGCCATAGGGGGTACATGGGCTTTCTTTTTCTTTTTAAAAATCTTCATTATCAGTACCTGCCTCTACCCAGGCAAAATACTTGTATGACTCACAAATATTGCAGTAGTCTGCCCCGTCGTCTTCTCCGTAGGTTTGATAGCAGGCAGTGCATATAAACACTTCGTTCATTATTTAGCCTCTCCCCACTTATCTACTATTTTGACATCAGCAATTAGTGGGACTGTTAGTTGTTTGATGTTTATGCCTTCCATAGAAATACGGATTGCTTCAGCTGTTTCATCAGCAAACTCTTCTGGTGTAATTGTAACAAGTTCATCGTGAACTGTCAAAATAACGTTTGTTTCTGGCGCATTGATAAAACAAGAGTGCGCCCTGATAAGAGCTAGCTTCATCAAGTCAGCAGCACTGCCCTGGATCTTGGTATTAAAAGCTTGGCGTTCTGCCCTTGATTTAAGACCAAACTCTTGGTGATTAAGATCTGGCAAGTAGCGACGGCGACCAAACAATGTTTCTACATAAGGCACTGGCTGAATTTCTTTTGCTTTACGTACAACACGACCTTTGTACCTTGGAATACTTGAAAACTTAGCTTCAAAATCACGTAGTAGTTTCTTTGCTTCATTTACACCACAGCCAATAGACGCTGCAATCTTGTCAGGTCCTACACCATAAGAGATAGCTAGAACAAGAACTTTTCCAGCTTTACGGTCTACTCCCATGGTATCACCAATAGTAGTATAGATGTCTCCACCTTCTAAGTAGTTCTGCATAAGAATAGGGTCTTGACTAAATGCGGCAATAATGCGAGGTTCTATCTGAGAGTAGTCCGCTATTACCAGCTTGTGTCCAGGTGGAGCAACAAACAAGTTACGAATCATTTTGCCATACTCACCTGAAGACGGGATGTTTTGTAGATTAGGCTCGCTTGAAGAAAAACGACCTGTTTCTGCTCCGTGTGATTTAAAGTTAGTGTGAACACGACCATTAACTAGAAGACTCTCACGTTCTGTAATCTTTTCTTTACCATTAGTGGTACGTTTTACTTCTCCTCCTGTGTAAGGAGTTACGTATGTAGTCATTAGCTTATTAAGGTCTTGGTATTGAAGCAAAGCGTCTACAAGTGTGTCTTTACCACGGAGGTTTTCTAGAGCATCAGCACTTACAGAGTAGTGAACCTCAGTAAGTTCTACCCCTGCTTTATGAGCGTCACGACCTTTAGGAGTTAGTCCCGCTTTAAATGATGCGTTAGGTTTTAGGCGAGGTTTTGCACCATCAATTGATCCAAACAAAAGTTTTTGCTTTGCTTGTACGGAGTTAATAGAAAAAGATTTACCTGCTAACTTATAGCAAAGTGCTTCTGCTTCTTGTTTACCTTTTTCTATTTCTTCGGCGAGTACTGCTAATGCATCTTGATCAATATACGCTCCAGTAAGCTCCATATCACACAAGGCAGACAGTACATCCATCTCTAAACGCCAGACACGCTGTAACTTATCATCAAGTTTTGCGTTTAATACTTTGTAAAGTGCCCAGGTTACTTCAGCATCAATACCAGAATACTTGGCTACTGCCTCAAAAGAGTGGAGCGAAATATTTGTTCCGACACCCTTTTCTACTTCCACGCCAACTTCACGCTTAACACAAGCAGCTAACCCTAAATCTTTTTCCTGGCTATCAATTACAAACGTAGCCATTAGAGTATCGAAGTAAGGTTTAGATGGGACTTTGCCACCAAAGTATTTAGCAACAGATTTTAAGTCAAACTTAATGTTGTGACCAATCTTTAACTTGTCACTAAACATTAGAGGTTTAATTGCAGCAAACACTTCTCCACGAGTTAGCTGCTCAGGTGGCTCAGTAAAGTTAGGAATCCATTTACGTTCATCAGATGAGTAGCTGGAGTCAAGGAGTGGCTTGCCTGCAGCTAGGCGCTTTTCTCCTGATAAAAGTAGTGGTTTAGTGTAGTCAATCAGATCACCATTAGGGTGACCCATAGGAATGACATCAACACGCCCTTCAGTGGCGAATGAGAGCCAGCAAACGTCATTTATGACTGTGTGTAGCCTGTGTTCGCCAATGGTCTCTATATCGAAGGCAAAGGCGTCTACGCCCATATAGTAGGTAACAAACTCTTGAAGCTGGTCTTTAGTGGTAATAATGTTCATAGGTCCCTAGGAATAAGTGATGGGGGCTAAAGGAGCAATTCGCTTTAGCCCCCATCGGAGGTAGTAGTTTAAGGCAAGAAAGGAAGAATCCTTAAACTACCTGGTTTGTGGGTTAGTTCAATAGAGAACGAGCGACCTGAATTAATTCAGCGCGTGGGGTGATATATACAGCTTCTTGACCGTACATAACTGCCGATGAAGCAATGGCTTCAACGTTCTCTGGATCTAGATCCCACTCTTCAGCAAGGTCAGCAGCTTTTACACGTTCTAGGGAGTACTGTGTAGAAGCGCCTGTGCCCTGACGACCAAGGGTCCAGTAGTACTTGCTAAGTGGACCACGTACAGGGTGGTTATTAGCAGCTTGCAACTGGCGAGCTAGAGGAGTTGTAGCAGTTAGGATTTGCACGTTAGGCTGCTCGTCACTAAGGACAAGAACGTTAAATGCAAACTTTGGCTTTGGCTTATCACCAAGCATAGTACATAGTGGACACTCGTCACCTAGACAAACAAAAGACTTCTTGCCCTCAGAACGATCAATCCAGTGTAGCTGGTAAACCATGTATGGTTCGTCGTCCAAGAAACGAACGAGCTGTAGTTCCTCACTAAAACGGAACTCGGTTGGGTAATTGCCGTTAGCACGCTTTGGCTTTAGCAATCCTTCAGCAGCTGCCCATCCTGATTGGACGGTAGTGCCGTGCTTTGCTGGTGCATCTTCTGAATCTTCTAGATAGAAGTCTGCATCCATTTGTGGGTTTTCAATAGCCATATTGACTATCTCCTTATTGGTAGTGAGCCTTGCGGTCTCGGTTGGTAATGAGGTCATTTGACTCTCAGTTATTATTGTAGCACATCTTTCCACCTTTTGACAAGTACGTCAGTAAGGTCCGGATGCAAACTCCACTCTACACGAGCAGAGCCTAGTAGTCCACGCTTTTCAAATTCCTCAATAGTAATTTCAATAAGCACACGTGTGTAAACACGATTACCCATTACTTTATTCCCCTTGAGACTTTTAGAGCGTAAACGATATGGGGCAATTGGGATGTACCCTTTCTTTTCCCATAGGCGAATAGTTACGATTTGTTTATCAAGCGCTTTTGCTAACGCACTTATAGGAAACACTTCGGTCTCTATTCCTTTCAGGAGTTTAATGGTAGGATTTTCATCCCAACCATTTGACTCACCAGAAAGCTTACCACGCTTTTTACCTGCTTCAGTTGAAGCTGGACGGCGTGTTTTTTTAGATCCAGGTACGAGATCAAGACCCTCAAATCCTTTTAAGAGTTCTTCTTCACTACGTATGCCTGACATAGGTTGGCTACTTCTTTTTGGTCATCAAAGCCCAAGTAACTTTAGAAGGGAACATTTGATCGATCTCATCCTCAGTTAGCTGGTCATTGTAGTGGGCAGCCATAATAGCGTCTTCGTCAATAACACGAATAGTTTTGTACAGGGTGTCTTCTAGACCTTTTTCAATGATTATTGCTTCGGCAATAGTTTCGTCTAATTTACGAGCAGTACGACGTTGCTTTTCAATAACACGAACGCCTTCGATCTCATTAGTCAACTCAATAAACACGTTACCAGAAGAGTCTTCTTGACCTTCTAGGTCTAGCTTTGAGAATAACTTCTCACGCAATTCTTTTTGGCGAGCTTCTAGACCCTCTAGGGTTTTCTTTAGAAGTACGTACTCACGTGCATTTGCTTGAAAGTCTTCCGGGTCTTGTGGAAGACGGGATTCTTCTTCAATAATTTTTGCCATTTCTTTTTCCTTATTTGTTATAGATTGTTAGTTAAGAAGTTTATCAGACTACCTACGGTTAAGTCAACTCCACCTTTTGAGTTTATACCGACTCCATCCAAAACCGCATTAGCGACACTCGATTTTTGTTTTAACATATCGTATTGACGTTCTTCGATAGAGTCTTCTACTAGTATATCTTGAATTGTGATCGTTGTCCAATTAGAAGATGTGCGTTGAATTCTTCCGTTTCTTTGAACTGCTAGTCCTGCTGACCAGGGTTGATCGTAGTTTACTAGGAGGTTGGCTTGAGGTAAATCAACACCGTAACCACCAGCATCAGAGCTAATAAGGACTCGTATATCAGGGTGTGATTGAAAGGATTCTTTCGCTGTTTCTTTTTCTTTGGCATTCATTTCTCCTGTGTATTTTACGGCTTGCACACCACTTTTAGTTATATTAGTTTCTAGTAAGTTTACTGAGTCTAGGTAAGAAGAAAACACAACTACTTTATAAGAAGGGTCTATATCTAGATGTTCTTTGATGTAGGTTAGGGTAGCATCTAGTTTATTGTTCTTACTTAACCCTTCTAACTGATCCATTAATGAATGTACGTAAGCGCTTCCTTTGCCTGTGTGCTGATCAAAATTGACGGCACTGGTAATCAAGCTTTGTGGATTAGAACAAAGCATTCTTAGTGCAGAAATCCTAGACATTATTTGCCCACGCATTTCATTTGCTGGATCGCCTGGGTCATACATTTGACCGTAGTGAGCAGCAACATTAAAGTTAGATCCAAATATTTCACTAGCTTCTATCAAAAGGTTGATTGTGTCTTTAGATATGTGATTGTATAGTCTTTGAGCAGCTCTATCAAGCTTTACAGTTAAAGGTTCTCTATACACTGCATCTGGTAGATAAGGTTTTACATCTTCATCTTTTTGAGATTTGCGAACAGTAGCTTTTTTAACTGTATCATGAAGCAGCTCTAAGTTACGATAACGGTCTACGCCACCGAACCGGTTTCTAACAATAAATGTTTTATCAAAGATATCAAACCTACCTAAGATGTCTTTATTTACAAACTGCATGATAGAGTACATCTCTTCAGGTCTTCCATTCTCAATTGGAGTTCCCGTTAAAGCAAACCTAATAGGAATATTTTTAGATAAGTCTTTGATTTTTTTAGATCGTTTGGCTCTAAACCCTTTGATGGCAGTGGCTTCATCACACACCATAGCATTAAAAGGAACTGATTTAATACGGTCCCAGTCGTTTACAACTTGTTCGTAATTCATAATTACGTAGTCGTACTCTAGCATTGAGTTGTACTGAGATGCTCTTTGAGCAACTGTTCCGTCAATTACAAGAGCTTTTTTATTGGAGAACTTTGTGATCTCTTTTTGCCATTGATACTTTAAACTGGCTAAACAAACAATTAGAGTTAGATTAGAGCTAAGTTTTTCTATGGCGGCAATTGTCATAGGTGTTTTACCTAGACCCATTTCATACGCAACTAGTATCTTTTTACTAGCAACCATTTTTTCAACGGCTTCAACTTGATATGGTTTGAGTGTTCCCGTAAACATAAGCCGATTCTCCAAGTATTGATGGTTTAGCTGACGCTATACCCCAGAGCAGTTCTTCGATGCCAAGATCTCCTGGATCTTTGGCAGTGCTATGCCCGTAATTAAAATACAGAACATTTAGTCCGTATTTACGAGACAGCACACGAAGTTCGTCACTGGCTTTTTTACCTGCTTTATCGAAATTTGGGTTGTCAAAAGCAGCGATAATCCTATTAGATATCCTTAACAATTTTACCTGATCT